GAATACATTATTTGTATCTCATGGTAATTTAATTAAAGTTATGTATGATGATAGTGACGAATTAAAAAATATAATAGTTACTAGGGATCACCCTATATATTTAGCAAACGGTTCTATGGCTAGTTATAGACCACAAAGAACAAAAGATTTATATAATTTAGATGCAAGTCAATTAGAAATAGGTAATAGTATACAGATGATTGACGGCACAAAAGAAATACATAGATTTGAGTATATGGCAGATAAAGATGTGACATATACCATATTAACGAAAAACAATAACTTTTACGCAGGTGGCGTATTAGTACATTCAGAAATAGGAGAATAAGAATGTGGGAATTGTTTAAAGATAAAAACGAATACAATGAAAAAAATATTATAGGATTTCTTTCATTTGCACTTATGTGCGTATTTGGTATTGTAGATTTAGCAATGGGTATCATAGGGATAGAGCTTATGGTAAATGATTATATTTATAATTCATTTGTCTGGGTTACCTTGGGATCATTTGGTATTTCTGCATCAGAAAAAGTTTATAAAAAATAAACGTAGGGGAATAAAATGGAAGTAGGCAAAGACACTAAATTTACACTATCTTTAGAAACTGGGATTAGTATTTTAGTTACTGTAGGTATGATTATAGGTATGTGGTATTCATTGCAAGCAGAGATTGAACTTGCTAAAGAACTACCAGAACCAGAGGTTTCACGTATGGAATACGACTTAAAAGATCAAATGATTCGTGATTCTATATTAAACACAGAGGGTAAAGTAGATAAGCTTGAAGAAAAAGTAGATGACATTAAAGAAGATACTAGAGCTATCACTGAAACTCTTATAGACATGAATAACAAATAATGAGGTACAGGGATGAACTATTACTATGGTATGTCATGGTTAGCTGGACTTTTGCTATGGGTATCGCCATTGCATGCTCAGTCAGTTAATTTAGACAGCTTTCAAGATGTGCAACTTTTAAATGTACAAAATTGTGCAGTAGTACAAGTAAATGCAGCTTGGAATTATAAGAATAGAGCAAGTATAGAGAAGTTATCAAAACTTTGTTATGTTGCTGAAATAGATTTAACTAATAAAACTATAGGTGCGGTAATACAAAAAGAATGGAATATTAAAGTAGTACCAACTATACTTATATTAGAAAACGGAAAAGAAATAATGAGATATGAACCTGGTATATCAATGAAATTCGATGAACAGGAAGTATTTGATAAAATTAAGAAGGTAATTAAATAACTTGTAAATATATATATGTTTAACTATATTAACGTTAATGGCAAAGATATTTAAAAGTCAAGAGGTTTTTAAGAAAACCAAGAAAAAAACTAGACAAGGCATGTCTAATTTAACAAAGTATGGTACTAAAAACAGTAAAAAGTACTATAAGAAGAGGTCAGTAGGCCAAGGAGGATAAGATGCCACAAGGTAAAGGCACATACGGTAATAAAAAAGGAAGACCAACTAAGAAAATCAAACTAGATGGTAGTAGGTTGAAAAAAGCGGGAGCTAAAGTTAAGAAAAAAGCTAAATCTCTTTTAAACAGAGGTAAAGCTGTTGTATCTAAATATAAAGGTACAGTAGATCGTAAATCAGTTAGAGGTGTTAAAAAAACCAAAGGCGGTAATTACCCTATTTATAAAAAGGGTTCTGCTAAAGGAAAAGATTTTAACTCTAAATTGAGAGCAGCTCGTAAAAAAGGTCAAAAAACAATGACTTTTGATGGTCGTAAATACCACACTGGAGTTAAAAAAACAACTAGAAAAGGTGCTACTTATACAAGTAAAGTTGGAAGAGGATCAAAACTAGGTAATATGAAACGTAAGATGCAAGCTAATAGAGCACAACGTAAAGCTAAAAAGAAAAAGTAGGAGAAGTAATGGCTAAAGAAAAAGCAGTAGAACTAAGTTTAATAGAAAAAGCTGAACAAGACATGCAGAGCATGGTTGAACAGCATAATGAACTTGTTAATTCAATTCAAGAAATGAATAGCAGGCTTACTGAACTTAAACAACTAATAGTTGAACACCAAGGTTACATGAAAGGTTTAAAAGCATGTGACGAGGAATGTGCAAAAGATGCCTAAATTAGACTTAGTTGGTAAAATCATCGACAAAGTTGCAGACAATGTTGATAGATTTACTTTGGACAAAGAAGAGAAAGCTATGATGATTGCAGAAATCAACAAAGCTCAATTAGAAGTGAACAAAGTTGAAGCTGGTCATACATCGAGGTTTGTCAGTGGCTGGAGGCCCTTTACGGGCTGGATCTGTGCCACTGCACTCGGGTATCACTATATATTACAACCTCTTTTAACTTTTATTTTGTATTCATTTGGACACGCAATAGAATTACCAGTGTTTGATATGACTACATTAACTACAGTCTTACTCGGGATGCTCGGTCTCGGGGGAATGCGTAGTCTAGAAAAAGTTAAAAGATCAGCTTAAGGAGAGTACATGAAACTCAAGAATCGTGGTATTATTATACCAGATCAGCATTATCCGTTAGAAGATAAAGCTGCAGTTAATTGTGTTGTTAAAGCAATTAAAAAGATTAAACCTGACATCTTTGTTAATTTAGGAGATGTAGGAGAATGGGAGTCGGTATCTGCGTGGAGGTATAAAGATAAAAAATTACCACCATTAGAATACCAGACTCCTTTAATAGATGAAGATATAAGATTAGTAAATGAAGGATTAGATGTTTGGGATAAGGTATTGGAAGAAGTTGGATGTAAGAAAAAGTATTTACTCCAAGGCAACCACGATCTCTGGTTGGATAATTTTGTTACTAAGTATCCCTATATGCATAATTACAGTTTTGTTGAAGCATGCAAAATAAAAGAAAGGGGATATAATTACAGTGAATATAATTTACCTATACAAATTGGTAAGCTCACTTTCTTTCATGGTGCCTATGCAACTACGTATCATGCAAAAAAACATCTTGAAGCTTATGGAGAAAATGTAATTTATGGACATACACACGACCTTCAAAGACACACACTTACAAAATTAGGCGGAACAATAGGAGCGTGGTCTTTGGGTTGTTTAAAAGATATGTCTCATGAAAACAATAAATGGTTAAAAGGTAGACTACATAACTGGGTGCATGCATTTGCAGTAGTTGATTGGTTTACTAATGGTAAATTTAAAGTAGAAGTAGTAGAAATTATAGATGGTAAAACAAGTTTGTGGGGAGATATAATAGATGGCAATGAAGACAACTAACAGCTTAAAAGGCAATCCTTGGAACTCTACAAATGACAGAAGACTGCATAACGCAAAAGCTAAAAGTGCATCTTTGAAGATGAAAGGAATGAAGAATCGTGCCCAAAGAAGTATTAGACTTAAGAAATTTTAGTGGAGGATTAAATAATAATACAAATCCTAGAGACTTAGACACTTCAGAATTTCAAGAGTTAAAAGGGTTAAGTTTAGAAACACCAGGTAAATTAAAAATATCTGGTTCTGTTACAGACTTACCTCATGCTAGCTCTGCTGATGAAGAAAAGTTTACAACTACACTAAATTACGGTAATGGATTGTTTCACTTTAATAGTGACAGAGATCCAAATAATGGAGCTTTATCTAATACGGAACTTTTATTAATTAATGATGTTACAAATCATAAAGTAAAAGTATTTGATAAAACAGATGGTGCGTATGAATCTGGTTCTGAAATAGATTACGGAACAGCTTCTTCTGAAGTTAATTATTATGCTGTAAATGGTAATGTTAGGGTTTCTCCTCATAGCTATACTGTAGCTAGTACTCCACAAAATCAACCTAAATGGTATGGATATTTAAAATATACAAAAAATTATGGAGACGCAGATGCTAATGCCCATATATTAAAATCTGTAGATGGTTTTAAAGTGGCAAATTCATTTATAGCACCAATAAAATCAAGTACATCTACTGGATCAGGAGGTCCTGATGGATATGGTAATCCACATGAAACTTTAGTACCTATTGGTAATTTGCCTTCATATCAGTCAGAATTTTTATTTAATCCTAATATTGCTTCTTACACTATAAACGATGGAAGTATTACACCAGATGGTACTGTAGCAGAAAGATTAGGAAATTTTGTAACTGGCTTGAGTGGAAGTTATTCTGATTGGAATAGTGGTTATGGTCCTATGGCTTTATATATGTGGTGTAATCCAGATACTACTTCTGCTGATGATACTGAAGGTATTACGGTGTATGATATAGTTGACGGTAAAAAATATTCTATATGGGTATCTTTAATTTACGATAATCAAGAATCTAATATTTATCATGTTGGAGACATATCTCAACCATCGATAGCTGCAGTTACTGGAGATAAAAAAAGAAAATTATACTATGCTTTAACTGGAAGATTTCCTAATAACGATAGATTAACTGGTTATAAAATATACTGGGCTTTAGAAGATGATGGATCAGTAGGAACTAAATATTTATTTATGGAAATAGATATAAGAAAAGGATATAGATTAGCTGGGAAGGATGGATTTAAGGCTTTAAGTGCTAGTGGAAGTTTTATAGTTAAACAAAATGACGGTAGCAATGCAGCTAATGCACAACAATTTTATACACAAGCATCTTTTGTAGCTGGAGGAGATGCAACTCAAAGAGTTTTAGGACATTTACAAGACGGACTTCCTACAACAGAACCATTTGGAGAATCTAAAGGTGTTAATCCTATAGGCAGACCTGGTACAAGCTACAAAACATCAACTATATTAAATAGAAGAGCTTATATAGGTAATGTAACTTACTATGATGAAGATAATAATTTAATTACAGCAGATGATACTGTTTTAAAATCTGAAGTAAATAAATTTGACACATTTGATTTTAATAAAAGATTAGATGTGGAAATAAATGACGGAGATGCTATTATTAGATTAGAATCTATTGGTAATAAATTGTTGCAATTTAAAAAGAATAATTTATTTATTGTCAACTGTAGCAGAGATCAAGAATTATTAGAAGCTACATTAAAATATAAAGGATGTGAAAAAGAATACCATGTAGTTAAAGCAGAAGGATTTGTAGCCTGGTTTAATAAATATGGTGTATTTTTATATGACGGAGAACAATTAAGAGATTTATTAATAGGACCTACTGGTCAAAAAAGATTTAAAGACTGGAATACTCAATACTTTAGCAATGATGGAGTAATAGGTTATATACCAGATAAACAAACACTAATTATAGCAAATCCAGCGATAGGGGGCTTAAATAACAATCCTAGTGGTGGTGTATTAGAAATTGATTTAAAGACGTTAGGATGGGCATATAGTGCGTTAAAACTAAATACTGTAGATGTATCTAACTTTGTTAATGTTAATGATGGAAAATTAGTGTGGTTTGAAAAAGATAGTAATGATATTGAGTTAAAATATTGGAATCCAGAACCTTCTTTAAGAGATTCAAGTAATGCTTCTGTTGTTTTAAAAACTCCAGCATTTGATTTTGGAGATCCTAGTAGAGATAAAACTATTACTACAGTATATATTAACTATAAAAACGGTGAAGATATAACTGTAAAAGGATTTACAGATGTAGCAGCAAGTAATGATGGTTCTGCATTTAGCAGTGTTACGTTAGGAACATTAGCGGGAAATAATGATACTACTAATAGAGTTGCTAAATTTAAAGTTAGAGGCATTACTTCTGCTTTTAAAAAAGTAAAAACATTTGGTTTAGAATTAACTGGTGCTACAGATCAACAAGATTTTGAAATAAATGATATGCAAATAGTTCACAGAGTAAAAACAATTAAATAATGGCAAAAGCATTACCAGGAAATAAGAAAAAATTTAGTGAAAATTTATATTCAGAATCCTATAGCGGAAAAAATAGAGATTCTGGAGCTGGTGCATTACAAACACCTGCAACTAAAATAAATGATTTAGATAATAAAGCAACAACGCAAACAGAGTTAGTAACAGAAAAACCCAGAAATATAGATGGTGTTACTGGAGATAAAAAATTAGTAAAAGAAGCTGATGGTAAAACGTATTTATATTATAAATTAGAATCAGAGTGGTTTAAAACTGAATTGGAGAAAGCATAATGGCAAGTAGAGCAGATGTAGCTATGGCACAGTTTGGTGCGCAAGTAGCAGAAGAAGAAAGAAAAATGGAAAAACGTATAGAAGATAGCACTACTATACGTTCGTTGCAAAATATAGATGCTATGGCATCAGGTGCTACTATGGGATATCAACTTGGAGAAGGATTGTCAGCGGGAGTAGATATGATGAAAGGCTTTGACTATAGAAGGCGTGCAAGAAGAGGTTATATTGATAGTGCAAAAGACAGAGGCATGACTGGAAAAGAAGCAAGACAAAGTTGGAAAAAAGATGGAAAGGTACAAGCTATGTCAATGTACGACGTAGGAAAAGAACAAGGATTTTCTCACAAAACAATGGTTTCTTTATATTTAG